ATTATGACCATTGATGAACGCAAACCCATTGATACTATACAGAATGAATTAATGGAGATTTTAGAGCGTTCACGAATATCTGTTTTAGACCGTTCTTATACAATATCTAAGGTTGCAGGTGGTGTGTTAGATGTAATTACAAAAGCAGTTGAACAGGGAACAAATTTGCAGGGCATAAGTACAGGGTGGAGATACTTAGACAAGTTCATTGGTGGTTACCACAAAGGAAACCTAATTATTGTAGGTGGTCGTCCTGGTATGGGTAAAACTGCATTAGGTTTATCACTCTCAGTTGACTGCTGCAAATGGGCAAATGTTTTACTTTACACTATTGAAATGAGCAAAGAAGAATTAGCACAGAGATACATCAGTTATTTTGCTCAAATTGAAAACTACAAAATAAGAAACGCATCTATGACATTACAGGACGTAGAACGCATTTCTACACAGATGTATTCACTCGGTAAAGATTTTCACATCATAGACGCTAATAATAGAAAAATAGACCACATTACCGCACAAATAAGATTGCATAAAGTAAAGTTTGGTTTAGATGTCGTTGTGCTTGACTATTTGCAGCTAATCGAAGGACACGGAAAGACAAGGTACGAAATGGTATCAGATGCAAGTAAAAGATTAAAACAGTTAGCTAAAGAATTAGGAATTACAATCATTGCACTGGCTCAGTTAAAAAGAGAAGAATCAGCAAAGACGCAACCAACACTTTCAGACTTAAAAGAAAGCGGTCAATTAGAACAAGACGCAGACGTTATTCTATTTCCATTCAGACCAAGTTACTACGAGGACACAAGACCTGACATTGAAATGGATGCTGAATTAATTATTGCAAAGAACAGACACGGTCAATGCGGAGTTGTACCGATTTCATTTGAAGGGCGTTACACACGATATAAAGAAATACTATGAACTACGAATACGAATACATCAAATTAAAAGCAGCACACACTCGTTTAAAAACAACGTACGAAAACAAGCTTGAAAGTGCTAAGAGAGAGATTCAGGAGTTAAGACAAATGATCTTAAAGCCTGAGCAGAAAACAAAAAAGGTTGACAAGAACTTTGATGAACTACTCAGAATAGTTTGTCAGGAATCTAACGTTATCCCTAAAGACTTTTTCTCTCGGTCAAGAAAGCGTGAGTATGTAATAGCAAGAGCAATGTTTTGTTTCTTTGCATACAACGAGCTAAATCAATCACTCAAGAAAATCGGGCTATATTTAAACCGTGACCATAGCACAGTAATACACGGCAGAGATATGATAGGCGACTATTTAGACATTAATATGAAGTTTGAGACTGCAATGCACAACAGAATTAAATCAAGACTAAATGCGATTCCTGACGATTACCTTACGGAGGTCACGAGAATATCTCCATATTTGTCTTAACAATGAAGAGGAAGTCATCTATTACTGGAGAAAGTACACAAAGTTAGGATGGGAATTAGTATCAGTTGACGAATCACTTACAACTAAGATAGTGTGGAAACAATATTGATAACTTTGGTCAAATTAAAAAGAAATTTGTTAAATCAAAAAGCATCAAATAATATCGGAGCTAACGCAGTCAACATGGCTGCGTGAGTTCTGCATAAAGATTGCAGGTGAACTTTCAAGCGACTTATATCAAGAACTATTTGTAATTTTATGCGAGAAAACAGACGAATGGATAGAAGAAAAGTACAAGAGCGGATATTGGGAAGGTTTTGTCATTCGCATCTGTTTAAATCAATATTACGGCAAATACACTAACTTCTCAAAGAACTTTATCAGACCAATAGGCTTATATGACACCGAAGGCATTGAGATAATAGAAGAAAACGATTCGATGTACAAAGAGGCACTATATAGCACTATTGACGACATTGTAAGTTCTAAAGAGTGGTATGAGCAAAAGATTTGGACATTGTACTGTGAAGGAGACAACAAACTTGAAATTAAACCACGATCGGCAAGAAGCATAAGCAGAGCAACCGATATCAGTAGACAGGAAATACTCAGAGTAATTAACACAATCAAAAAAGAAATAAATGAAAGACTTGTTGCAAATTTTGGGGATAGCATCGATGAGCATTATTTGGGTGCGTGAGTTTGGCTACAGATTTAAAAAGCCTTTGTCATGTGAGTTGTGTCTATCGTTTTGGGTTAGCCTATTTTGGTTTCATTCCATTGAGGGCATACCCTTAGCATTTTTAGCAGCAGCAAGTGCAACGATTATAAATAAATACTTATGATAGCAAAAGATAAAGCAGATGAATTAATTAAAAAATGTATGCCGCACATTCTAACTCTGCGAGTGATATTACTTTAATGTTTGCTAAAGAGTGTGCATTGATTGCAGTTGATGAAGTTATCAATTCTGCACCTTTTTTTTGTTATGATGACGAAGATAATTTTTATAGATCTGTCGCAGACGCAAAACAATACTGGCAACAAGTAAAACAAGAAATTGAAAAATTATGACACAAGAAGAAATAAACTACATCATCACCGAAATTCAACCACACTTCACTAAATGGAAGCACAGTGGTTTTATGAGGTTATCACCAGAGGACTCAGTTAAAGTCAGAGACATCTATTTCAGAGAGATGGGCAGACCAATGCCTACCTGCTCTAATTGTTTCGTTGAGTCACTTTATTCGTTAATTGTAAGAGCAGAAGCACAACAAGAAATTCAAGCAGCTACTATTGCAGATGATGAGCAAAAACCAAAAAGAAAGAGAAGAACAAATTAAATTTGCTGAATGGTTAGCACACAACGACTATCACCTTTATGACATAGTCAGAGGTGTTAGTTATTGGAGCAATGGCAAAGAAACAAAAACAACAAAACAACTACTAAGGGAATATGAACTCATTCGGCGGAACTTGGAATAACCAGCAATGCTTTGACTACGAGATGCGTAACGGCATCCATTTAGATAACCCATCATTTGTAAATATGTATGACGATGTTGTAAATTCAATCACAACTTTGTTGGATATTCGAACACACACAGATTTAGGCGGTGGAGTAGGTGCTTATTGTTTAGCAATGAAAAAGAAAGGTATCAAGACTATTTACTACGACCTGAATGAGCATCACTACGAATACGCACACTCTCGTGACGTTGCCGATGAATACCATATCTGTGACTTTACAACAAAGAAAATAAAGGCTGACTTTGTTTCCTGCATTGAAGTAATGGAGCATATCGAAGACGACAAACTCAAACCGTTTTTATCTCGTTTAGATTGCAGATACTTTCACTTCAGTTCTACTCCTCACTATTCTAACTTTGACAAAGAATGGGGGCATATAAACATAAAACCAAAAGCACACTGGGTACATCTATTTGAGCAATGTGGATTTACACTTCTGTTAGAAATGGATAAACCTACAAAGTGGTCACTGCTATTTAAGAAAGATGTTATTTGAAATTAAATTTGCAGAGTGGATTGCAGAGAATCATTGGACTTGCTGCGATGAGCACGACTTTATTTACTATTGGTGTTCTGAAAGCAAAGGGATGTCACAAGTACCAACAGATTTACTGTTTGATATGTTTTTAGATGAAAAAGCACGTTAAAATATATTTAGAACGCAGTAGATATATCACAACTAATGCGTATATTTGTTAAATGAAATGTGTTTATTGCAATAATGAATTTCAACAAAAATCAATAATTAATAAATATTGCTCAAAAAAATGTAAATCAAAAGTTGAAGCACAAAATAGATCAAAAAAACCAGGAATAAAAGTATGTAAATGTTGCAATAAAGAATTTACACCTTACACTTCTTTGGATAAGTTTTGCTCTGCAAATTGCAGGATAGAAAACATGAAATCTAAAAGGACAAGAAGATGGAATAAAGAATCAACAGAAAAAAGAACAGGTATAAATAATCCTGCATTTAAAAGCGGTATGTATACAAGGGAAAGTTCAAGAACAGATGAAGGTCAAAAATTATATTTAAGAAATAGAAATGAAATAAGATCTGATATGCTTTTGAAGTATGGTTATTTATTTTGTGAGAGATGTAATACAAATCAAACATATAAATGGGAAATGCATCATGTAATTTATAGAAGTGAAAAGCCATTACACGAACATTTACATAATAAAAGAAATTTAATGAATCTTTGTATTAAGTGTCATAATTGGTTTCACAAAAACAAATCTAATAGAAATGAAATTGTTGAAGAAAGAAAATTATATGAGTTATTTGGTGAAGACGTTAGAAATAAGTTAAAATGAACGAAAGAAAATGAAAGCAACAATAGAATTTGAACTACCTGAAGACCAGGAGCAATATAACTTTGCAAACAAAGGATTCGACTACTTCTGTGTGCTATGCGAATTCGACGAATTTCTACGTCAGAAAATCAAGTATAGCGAACTTGAAGAAAAGGAATACGCTCTACTTGAAGATACAAGAGAGCAACTAAGACAGATGCTATTTGATAGAGGGATAAGTCTTTAAAAAATAGTGAAACAAAAGTGAAACTATGGCAAACGAGCAGAACTTAAAACCATTTAAAAAAGGAGAGGTTCACAATCCTAACGGCAGACCTAAGAAGTTTACTACATTGATGAAAGAGAACGGCTACTCACTTTCTCAGGTGAACGATTCAATTCAGGTAATTATGTCAATGGACGAAAAGCAAATAAAAGACGTGCTTAAAAACGATGAGGCAACCATGCTTGAAAAGACCGTTGCAAAGGCTATAATAAAGAGCTACGAGAAAGGCTCACTTTATTCAATGGACACTTTGCTATCAAGAGTATACGGAAAACCAAAAGAATCAGTAGAGGCTACCGTAGAAGCAAAAGTAATAAATGTAACACTAAACTTAGATTAATGACAGAAAAGGAAGCAATCATTTTTCTGATTTACTACAACGATTGGAGAAGAGGAGAGGATATTGAAATGCCGAATCCAACGCAAATAGGAATAGCACTTGATACAATTATAAACGAATATTTTAAAAGAAATGGAAACAACTTACTTAGGTAATGCCTGGTCAGATGACTACGGCTTAAATGTCAGCATCAACATCGAGAAACTAAATGACGCAATTAAAAGCGGAAAGTTAGAAGTAAACAAATACGGTGATGTTAGAGTACGAGTACAGAAACTGAAGCAACAGAACGAGAAGAGCAAAGCGACTCACTCAGTAGCTGTTCCAAAGCCAAAGAATGATTTACCCTTTTAGATGAGAGTAATTTGTCTACTTGACGGAGCGAATGGAGTGTCCTTTCATAGATTGTACACTCCCTATCTTCGTTTACAACAAGACCACGGCATTACCGTAGATGTAAGTATTAATCATGAGGATTGGTTAAACCTTGACTATGAGCAATACGATTGCGTTATTTTTAATCGTTGGTTAGGAAGGTATCAGTACAATATACTTCCGCTACTTGCAAAATACAAAGTGCCTTACATCGTTGACCTTGACGACTACTGGGTACTTCCGAAGTACAACCCAGCATACAAGTTTTACAGAGCCTACATTAAAGACGGAGTAAAAAACGCTTTAACCTATGCAGATGGAGTTCAGGTAACTACTCCACAACTCGCAGAAAAAATAAAGGAGTTTTACAAAGGCGACAACATTACTATCGCAGAAAACGCTGTTGACTTTACACAGCCTCAATGGGGCGTAAATAAAGACCATACATCTACAATCGGTTGGGTTGGTGGTATAAGTCACGTTGAGGACATAAAGTTGCTTACAAATCAAATAAGACCTATCTGTGAGAAGTACGGCTATCGCTTTATAATGGGCGGACACCACGAGAATAGTAGAATGTGGGCAGAGATGGAGAAAGCAGTTACAGGAGAAAGCCAAAAAAATAGACCGACATGGTTTGAAACAAGAGTAGGGACAACACCTGATAAGTACGCTGAGATTTACTCAGAGATAGATATTTGTTTAGCACCTTTGACGGCTCAGACATTTAACCGATATAAGTCAGAGTTAAAGATCGTTGAGGCTGCTGCTTACAAACGACCTATTTTAGTGTCAAGTGTAGAGCCATACACCAACCACAAAAGTAACTTGGGAGTTTTCTTTGTGCAAAACAACGATTGGACTACACCATTAACGCAGCTTATTGAAAGCGGAAAGAGTAAAGAAGTCGGAGAGATAAACTACAACTACTGCAACGAGCATCACAACATTCAAGAGATTAACAAAAAAAGAATAGATTTGTTACAGAGAGTGTGTAGACCATAACGTTGACGTCAACGACATGGTATCAATTCGGTGAACATAACAACACGATATGCAAATAAACTACAAGCGACCATTTTTAACGAGTTATCAGAAAGCCATCTTAGACAGCCCTGCACGTTACACAATTACGGCAGCCTCAACTAAGACTGGTAAAACTGCATCTCATATAATTTGGTTGTTTGAAGAGAGTTTAAAATTAAAAGAAAACCAAGCAGTTTGGTGGGTTGCTCCTGTGTACCAACAAGCGGAGATAGCATTTCGACGAATGAAAGCACAGGTCAACTCTCGTGACTTCTTTCAGAGTAATGAATCTAAACTTGTACTCACTACTCCAATAGGCTCACGGATAGAGTTTAAATCTGCAGAGAAACCTGATAACCTTTACGGTGATGACGTTTATGCTGCGGTATTTGACGAGGCAAGTAGAGCAAGAGAAGAATCATGGTTTGCTTTGCGTTCTACGTTGACTGCTACGAAAGGCAAATGCAAACTAATCGGTAACGTCAAAGGTAAAAAGAATTGGTTTTACAAGTTAGGCGAAAAAGCCAAAGGAGGCGAACCGAATTTAGAATACTTCAAAATCACGGCTTACGATGCAGCCAAAGAGGGCATCTTAGATGTTGAGGAAATAGAACAGGCAAAGCGTGACCTACCTGACTATGTTTTCAAAGAGTTGTACCTTGCTGAACCTGCTGACGACAATAGCAACCCTTTCGGCTACGATAATATAGAAAACTGCATAATTCCCAAACAAACGGGTATAGTTACAGCATATGGCATTGACTTAGCAAAGTACACAGACTGGACTGTTATCATAGGACTCAACGAACAAGGCAATGTATGTCACTTTGAGAGGTTTCAAATGGATTGGTCACAGACTATGACAAAGATTTCTAACTTAATAGGAAACACTCCGACCTATTTAGATTCTACTGGAGTTGGTGATCCAATCGTAGAGCAATTACAACGTAAGCACCCAAGAGTAGTAGGCTTTAAATTTACATCACAGAGCAAACAACAACTGATTGAAGGCTTAGTGATGGCAGTACAACAGAGGCAAATAGGATTCCCTGACGGTAATATTGCTGATGAAATGCGTAACTTTGAGTTTGAATATTCCCGAACAGGAGTAAAATATACCGCACCACAAGGGCTTCACGATGACTGCGTAATGTCGTTGGCTTTGGCGTGGGATTGCAAACAACACAACAAAAAAGGATTATTTTTTTATGCTTAATTGGAACAACATAACAATCAAAAAACTACAAGAGATTAACGAGATAGACAAGAACTGCAATGCTATTGAAAGAACGGCTTGGGTAGTATCTATTTTAACTGAAACGCCCTACGAAGAAGTAGAGCAATGGACACTT